ACCTCGGTTCTTATCGTATCTCCTCTGCCACCTTTTAAACCCTTCTTTACCTAGCTTTTCTTCCATTAGTTTCATAAACTTAGGGTCTTTTCTTGCTTCCCTTAAATCTTGTCCATAGTCATCAGACTTATCAAACACTCCCCATTCCTCCCCCTGTCCAACCTGAGGCATCCTTTGTAGCTTATCTCCATAAGACCAATTTGATTCATAATAACTCTTTGGAAATTTATCTTCTGGCAAACTGTAGGGTTCGTCACCTTGATACTCTTTTAAAACTTCTCTCTCTGTTAACTGTTCTTGTTCCCCTTCTATTCTAGCTTGACCGCTTCTTGCATAATATTCTTTATCGTGTTTTTTCTGTTGCAATTTATTCAATCCATATGCAGTTGCCATAGCCCCCGTTACTGGGTTCGTCATCGCAGCCCCATAAGCCAACCCTTTTAAAGCTGTTCCTCCCATTGCTTTGACCTTTTGCAACTTCTCCTGAATTGTTGGTGGCTCAGGTTTCTTCCCCGCCTCTTGAGCTTCGTAAAATTTGGACATACTTTCAGCAGTTTTATCATACTCCTTCCCTGATATTTCTTGAGACATACTTTCAGCAGTTTCATCATATTTCTTCCCTGCCTCTTGGGCTCCGTAAACTTGAGATATACTTTTAGCAGTTCTATCCCATTGCTCCGACTGGGCTTTTGGAGAAAGGCGAGTTGATTCATCAATTCCAAAATCTTCATCATCCTGCCAGCTTTTGTCTTGCTGTAAGTCATCAGTTTCTCCTACAGTATCATAGTCTTTTCCTTCATACTCCGCTCCCGTAACTACATCGTATGTTTCTCCACTAAGTGATTTTTGCAGTCGTCCTTTCCTTTGTTTATCTTGTTTACGTTTGGCAATATAGTCCTTAATTTTGCCAGCACCACTCTTAACTCCCCCCCAAGCCTTAGAGACTCCTCCTCCCTCAGTAACAACACCATCTGCATCAACTGTTCTAGTAACATCTTCAAATTTTCTGCCAAGTTTAACAGCATCACCAATATTTTTCCAAGTTTGGTCGTGCCTAGCTTGTATATGCCCAACTTCCCACGCTGAAGACGTAGGTGCGGGTTGCATAGAAACATCTCGCTTAAATCTAGCTAATGCCCTACTTGGGTCTGCGTGTAGTCTTTTTGCCATTATAACTTCTCTTGTGTAAATTTTGTTTTAAATAATCTGTCATTATGCTTAACAACTAAATAAAGGTCTTCTTTTATAGTACATAATTTAAGCTGACCTTCCTTCATTTTTCTACTATTAGGTAAACCTTTTTTAATACGCATTCTAAATCTAGAAGTTTTAGAAATTGACCTTTTTATTGTACCTATTGTTGTTGATTGCGGATTTGGCATTCCTTTTAAACCAGATACTCTACCCACTAATTTATTAAAGTTTATCATTAGTCAGCAACACCCCCACCTGCAATAGCAGCCGTATTTTGACCACCAGTATGATATGGGTCAGTTATGCCAGTTGTCTCAGTAGATGTATTAACAGCAGATGCAGTCATCCTTTTATTAATCGTCCTAAATTCAATATTTACCTCATTGAGCTTGAAGTTCGTATATCCCTCAGCTATATCATATGTTTCCAGCTTAATCATTAAAGATTGTACCGTAGGGTATCTATATTCCGCAGTAGAAGTACTACTTAATCTGAATGAAGCATTATGCCATCCAGAGTTTTGTGGATGATTGTAAAAAGTACCATCTTCGGGGTTATTCCAAGTTCTACCACCATCATCAGACCAATACAACAAAGGTTGTGATTGCATACCATAGTTTTCATATGATATTGTTATTTCATAAATTTTCTTCATTGAGGTCGGGTCACCGAAATCTAATTGACCAGACTGCCACACAAACTCATCATTCCCGCCATTTTTGATTTGTGGATAATAATATTCACCATTATCGCCATTTGCAAATAGCATACGACCACTATTGTCATATATGATATTTGTTTTTTGACCAGAGGGCATACCGCCTTTGTAATATATCCAACCACCAGAGTCAATATCAAATAAATAAGCATTCCCACTAGAAGTTGTTGAACAGTCGTCTATAAAAATAAACATATTCTTTTCCTGTATATACCCAACAGTAGCAAATGGAGTAATAAACGATGACCAACTATCCTTTGATATAATATGCTTTCCATCTCTTTCTAAAAGATTTACTATATTTTGACCATTAAATACATAAGCTCCTTGTGTATTTACAAAAACTATCCCCTGAGGAAACTCAGACACAGCAAATGCCCCTGTAATTCCTATTCCCTTATACGATGATTCTAAAAAATCAAAATCACCACCTACATTAATAACATATATAGAGTTCTTTTTAAACTCCACTACTCTTTCGCCGATAGATACTAAAGCCGTTATGTCGTCACCGTCTTCTACTGCAACGTCTATATAGTTATATTTAGTGAATGTATCTACAGCATTAGGAAGACTCTTTAATATCCTGTCTGGTTTTATGTGAATTGCTCCAAATTTATCTTTATATTTAACATTACCAAGATAGGCGACACCATTAATGACAGTTGCGGTTTTCCAACTGGGACTAAATTCTGGTTTATCTAACTGTCTTAATTTTATAAATGCAGAGAAATTGCCTTTAAAAAAGTATCCAACCCCAAACTCACCGGGAGTTTTTACTGCATTTCTAACAGTTCCAGTTGTAACTGCTATTATCTCTGACGTTTCACTATCATTGCCAACTCCATCAACACCAGTCTGAGTAACTATTGCCTGAGCATAATAAGTAGTATCTTCATCTAATAATACTTTGAGAGCAATAGCCGTTTGCTCAGAGCCAGATGCCCCCTCGCCACCAGATATTGCCTCAGTAATCATTGTTGTCGGACTAGACATATTAGAACTTGTGCTATGATTTATCACTAATGTTCCCGGACCCATCTCAGCAGGAGTACACTTTCCCTTAATTCTATAAACAGCAGATGATATATCATACGGGTTTTCTAAGTAAACTGGCGGAACTATACCTGCAAATATGTTCTGATAATCAGAAGTATAGGCAACACCCGTAACAAGGTTTATAGCTTTATATCTCCATATGTGGAGGACTTGTGGCGGCGTAGCATCAAACTCAGATATATATTGAAGAGCATTAAGACTTGTAATAGACCCACTCGCACTAAGACTAACTGTGGTAGCCGCACTATCAAAATTGGTAGTATTAAATGGCTGGTGCTGTAGTGCTAAAGAAACACTAGCACCACCTGTATTAATAGACATTAATGTGCCAATTGTATCACCAGAAAAAGTGTGTGAAGCATTGCTATAAGATATAGCAATCGCCGCAGGAGTAGTAATCTGAATATTACATCTATAATATGTATCTGCAATGGTTGATTGCATCCATAAAGTTATTTGATATACTGTTCCCGCAGCTAATCCAGAAGAAAAGCCACTCACTCCAGTTGGGACTCTCGGGAAATCTTTTGTAAATGCTTGACCAGCCACTAAACTCGTGCCTCTCCAATTATCGTCTGTATGGGTTGACCCAGCCGCAGGATACTTAGTACCTTGAGAACCGTCCTCATCAGCCATATATATTGCATCAGAAACCAACCCAATGCTTAACCAAAATCTTATAGTTCCAGCAGATTCAACAATAAATTGCGTACATTGCGATTTTGGTCTAAGACCAGCACTATCTTTATAGATATTTGCAAATGATAATTGGGGAAAAGCCATTATTTATACCGCCTTTTATACCACCCATTTGACTCTTCTTTACATTGAAATATTTTCTGTCTTTTGAAAACATCATTTAAAACATCATTATCTCCAAGCCCAGAGACAACATACCCATTAGCAATATAATTATGAGAGCTTCCAAGTACATCATATGCGTCTACTTCTAAATTGTAGTAATTCTCAATGTATTTTTTAAAAATCTTAGTATCTACTTCTGATTCGTTTATCTCAGACCAACCTCCATTAAAAAATATTGGGTGACTAGGTGTACCCTCAAGAATACCTCCAACAATAGCCACAGGGACTTCTCTTCCAACTGGGTGTATTAAATGCTCAGTAACGATTCCAGATACAAAAGATTCTGTCTTTTCATCAAAAGATAAAATTAAATCATCTTCAACAATATCTTCTATATTCTTTTCACTACCATCAGACATAAGTATCTTTGTTCCTTCTACAAAACAATCATTTTTATAATCATCCACATCGGCTAATATTTCATCATCTTTCTCAGTCGGCTGTATTGTGCTAGCAGTAATAGCCTTCTCTATCTTTTTCATCATAATTGGAAATTTATTATCGTTTAATAATATAGCATTAAAAGTATAAGTAATATCACTATCTGTATCGTTTGGTGGATTTGTAACAGTAAGAACTATATCTTGGTCTTGATATTGATTCGCTATAAACGTGGTTGATACAGGAGTCATATAAAACCCGCTAAGTTGAAGTGTGAATGTTTTGCCGTTAAATGTAACATAGTTAGTCCCCTTATCTATCCGAACTGTGAGACTATGTTCTTTTCCGCCTTGCAGATTTCCCCAAGAATGACCAGTTATATTGCCACTTGCTATTTTACACTTCGCTTTATCATCATCTCCGCTATAAGAGTGCATCCAATTAGTTGCATCATCTCCGTCTTCCAAATCGGTGCTAAACAACATATACCAATTATCATCCCCCTGTCTTTGAACATAAGCCCTTAAGCCTTCTATTCTCTCATCTCCAGCTAAATGAGATTGATTTTCAGTAATGATTCCAGTTACTCCAGTACATATATACAATTCTATTTGAATTGCAGACCTATCTAAATATATGTATTGATTAGAATTACTAGTGCCATCGGCATTAATCTGCCCGCATTCAGATATGGGACCTTCTTGACCATCAAAATACATTGGAGTAATCCCAAATTTATATTTCCCATTCCAAGCTCCAACCCTTTCAGCCTCCGATATTCCTAAAACAATCCTACCTAAAGTATCAAGCTGTGCAGACGTAACAGATTCAGCCGTAGTATCAGCCCAATTTACAGAAACGTCCAAATCTGAAAAGCTTTTCATTGTTGCTTTTGATGATACCCATTTATTTATAGTATGCTTTGATTCGCCAGATGAGTTTTGATATAAGTTCTTTTTAACATATCCGTGCCACATAGGTTCTACATCGTGAGAAAAGTTGCTATCGCATACCCTAGTTGTCCCATTATGAACATAAAATGCTCCTTCCATTTTACCAGTAACAGGAATTGTATTATCAGCCTTTGTTAATTGTATTTTATTAACTATCCACGCTTTATTAATTCTACTATGGACATCTACGGAATATACTTCTGGGTTTGTGTGATATATTATATATTCATTGGAATTATCGGCAGCACTACTACCATTGTCTCTTAATACTTTGTCTGAACCGTGACCAAAAATACCACGACCTCTTAAAGCTTGCTCCTGCCCACCCGTACTATTAAAATCTGGCAGGTCATTTAGTATGGAGAATGCCTTTTCGGAATCTCTAATGGTTCTAAGAGAACCAGTTTGGTCAGTTTTTAAATTAGTTAATCGAGATGATTCTGCTGGCTGAAGATTTGATAATGAGGCATTATTATTCAAACCACCTGAAAAATCATTTATTACTAGCCTTTCCCGTCTTTTAGCCATTTATTATCCCGCCTTAGCATTTCCAGCTTGTATCTTTTCTTCTACCCTACTATCTATATAAGGCATAAGACTTGTATAGAACCCTGAAGACAATCTATCTACCTCTCCCATTAACTGACTATACTTCTGTGTATATCTTGCTACATCTGACTGATGAACCTGTGCTTTAGCAGAAATTTCTTGTACTCTTGCACTATGTTCTTCTAAATATGCTCTAGCATACTCTAAGTCCTCATTAGCCAACTGAATCCCAGCACTTGATAATCCTGCACCACCAATAGTAGTAGATACTACTGTTGATATACTATCATCTATTTCAGATATTTCAAGTAACCTACACCTAGCTGCTGTTCCGAATATTAATGCAACTTCAAATTCTTCTGGGAATACTCCAGTACCATACTCATCTTGATATGATAGTGATGGATAGTTAACTATCTGTATTTTAAGAAAATCTGTACCAGTAGACGGAGTATCTATGCCATAAATCCAAATTGCTTTATTTTTCCTAATATAAACTGGCTCTTGTGCGGTAGGAGCTAGCAAGCTAGAACTGTCTCTAATATGGTCTATCCACTTAGAATCTACTCTTGACGCTCTCCTGTACTTTACATCAACTCCGTTATCATCTAGTCCCTTAACTGAAATACTTAATATTTTATCGTTTTCTAAGCGAAAACCTCTTCTATTACTGTCATTAGCGTCCTGAACCATAGTTACGTTATTAATAGTATCATCTTGCCCCGTTAGTATTTCTTGAGCCACTAGATACTGAAAATCTGGAGATATTAAATTTATAATTTCAGAAGCGGTATTAGATAAAGCCCCACTTACGAATTTTTGGTCAGCCAATCCTCCAATTAGGTTCTTAACCTTAAAATAATATGCTGAGTTTTTCATTAAATAAAGTCCTGCAACGGCATAGGCAATCTATCAATTTGTGGTTGTCTATTGGTAGACTCCATTGCATATTGATTTTCATACATAGTAGCTACATCATTCATTTGCTTACTAATATCTATACTGCCATCTAAAGCCATTAATTCTTTAACAGCGCAATAAACACTAGCCTTGCATAGTGTTTCTGGCAAATCAATAGGTCCATTGTAGTCCTTTGACAGAGACGGGTTAGCATAAAACCTAACAGTTATAGTTCCTGCCCCCGGAGCTTTACTAAAAATCAGATTTACTTGATTTTGTACCCAAGCATTATTCATTCCAGACTGACTTAATCCGCTAATACTATCATCGCCAAGAGTAAAAGTAGTATCAGTAATGGCTGTCACTTTCATTCTTTTTGGAACACCGCTTGAATGCTCAAACCAAGTAGTAATTACTGGCACTTGTAGTACATTCACATAATCACCAATAGATAACCCGTGAGGCTCTGAAGTTGTAACAGTATTAGTCCCTGTAACTATATCTGTATATTGACCGCCAAGCGAACTCTCTCTTCTTACAATGTAACTTGGATTAATCATTTCATCGGGGTTTGTAATAAGACTTTGTGGTGCAAACGGAATATCCGTATATCCACCACTATCTTTATGAGACACTTGATATATCCTATCGCTAGCCTTATCGCTTACAAATACAAACTTTGTTTTCGTTCCAGTGCCAGTAAATTTCTCTTCTTCTATATTCCTGACATATTGACGATTCATAATATTTACAGCATCAGTAAAAAATCTTTGTTTTAATTTCCCAGATAAGGGAACTAGTGGGTTTTGTCCCTCTAGGACTATGTCTATTAATTCGTATGCTTCTTTGTATAACATTGTATCTCCTGTAAACCAAAGGGGCAGACATAAAGAATGCCCCTTCGATTAGTTTAAAACTAGAACTAGAACGTCATCTTTAAAATAGCGTGAGTCTGTTCATTTCTAATTTCCGGTCCACCTTCGTACAACCATTCACTAACAGTTCCATCAGTACCATCTTTCACAATGTCGTTACGCAGTTGCATATCGGATTGTGCCAGAGGGCGCATATCAATGTTAGCAGGGTCGATTACTAGAGCGTAATCCTCATATGCTCCATTTAACAATGGATGAGGAATAAACTGTAGTTCGCCGACTGGTCCATAATGCTTAGTAACACGCATCCCGGAAGTTACTCCAGAACCCATTTCAGCATTCACGGTAGCGCCAGAAGACTTACGAACTGCTTTGACAAGTTCACGCAACCATTTGTTAGAACAAAGGGCAACTTTACTCATCGAGCCATTGATAGTATCTGCGAATAGATTAGCACAGATTTTATCTAGCTCATCTATATCGTATGAATCATTATCAATGTCAAACTGAAAGTCAGAATTACTCCGACCATCATTTGATTTAATAGCTCCACCAGAACCACTAAGTCCAAAGCCCATAAAAGTACGCTTTGGGTTCATAGCACTAGCATCAGGAGCAGCAGCACCATTCATCATTAACGCCCATTCAAGGTCGCCTTTGATTTTGGTAAGTTTGCGAGCTTGCAACCTAGCAAATTCCTGTTCACCATATTGCTTAGAAACACGCATTGTGCGAGTAAGCGAGAATGGTTCACGGAAAATTTGAGTGTAATTAGAAAGTCTACGAACTTTCTTGGAACTCATTGCATTAACGCCAGCACCTTCATTGTATCCAAGAGCAGGTCCGTGAGCAGTCCAAGTAGCAGCACTATAAGCTATAGCACCACCAGATTGGTATTCATACCCGTGTAAAGCAGCACCAGATGCAGCCTTACCCGCTGTAGCAACATACTCAAAATCCCAAACTGTGGAACTACCACCAGAGGCAAACACACCTCCAGCGTGAGCGTCTTTTAGTGTTACAACGCCGACGGCATATCCAACAGATTCAAATACAACCGTTCTATCGGTTCCATCTACACTAGAGTCAACACCCATAGAAACACACATAACGTATTGTGATGTTACTGCGGAAACATTGTTTACTGTACCACCAGAGTGGTTTGTTGTTACTTTGTAGACACCTGCAATCTCAAAAAGCTCTAACTGAGCTTGTCTTGGTACGTCAATACGACCTTTGAATTGCTGACTGTCTGCGGTAGCTACTACCACACCACCATCAATGAGACCAGAACCGATAGCAGTGCCACCGATTGTGCCAGCAGCACCGACTAGTTTAATTGAGCGTTTAATGAAATGTTCATCTTCCATCCATTCAAATTTAGGCACAGGTGTTGAGCGAGTGCTTGTACGACCCATAATCGAAAAGATAGGTGTATCTGAAGGATTGAAATAATGAACCTTTTTTCCTAATTCAAGGACTTGCCTTGCGGACCCGTCTGTGAATTTGGCATAACCACTTCCGTAGTTTTCAGCCATTTTAGACTCCTTATTAGTCTATTGTAAATTCCCTCTTCGAGTTACTCATTAGTGAATCCATAAGACTATCTACAGGATTAGTTTCTGCGGGTGGATTAACTCCAGTTGAAACTGCCGCATTAACATTCTGAGGAATGTCTTTTGTCATCTGAGTTTGACTCTCAGGATTTACGAGTTTATTATTTTGTGGCTGAACTGCATCTCCTTTGGTCATTCGATATAACTGCACAAGATTATCAGGACTGTATGAATCCTCGTTTCCGACAAATTCTAAATAGTCTGCTATTTCTGCTTCTGACAAATTCTGTTCTTTGCTCAAATATTCTATCATACTAGTAGCTTCTTCTTGCTCTTTAACTTTATTGTCACGTTTATCAAATTCACCACTAACTTGGGTAGTTATCTCTTGTCGCAGTTTATTTCGCTCTGCGTCTTGAGACGACTTCCACCATTCGTTAGATGATGTACCTTCGGTATACATTTCTAAGGGGTCAAAATCATCTGGAACCTCTAGTTGGGGATTTGATTCTTTATTTGATATTGAGTTAATAGCTTCCCTCGCTTCATCATTATTAGCAACCCACTCTGCAAATGCAATAGCTTCTTTAGCACGCCCATCCTCCTCGGGGGAGTTCTTAAGTTTATCGTATTCGCTTTGTAGGTTTTTATATGATTCTGCAAGTTTTTCTCTACCTTCTTCGGTATCTTTAAACTTGTTATCAATTAACCAATCCTCAA